TAAACCTTATAGTACGACAAGTACTATTATCTTATACTAATTTAAAATAGTCAAATCTAAATGACGCTGTGTATGTAATGTACTGAATATCACCGACCGTTGCTTCAAACATAACTTCGCCAACACTAATTGGAATAGCGTTAATGTATCTTACTTGACGAGTGGGGTTGTTATGACTGGAAAGAACGCTAAGTGTAATATCCGCATAATGGGATGAGATATCATTACCAAGCATCGATCTATCAGTTCGGGCTGGAGTAGAGATTACTCTTTCCATCCAATCAATCATTTCCTGATATCCCTTCATGTTTTCATCCATTAAGAACGTACATGATAACTCAGTGTAATCTAACTTATCACCAGCAAAGGCTAATGAGGTTAGATTCTTATACGGCTGCTCTACTGGAGGAAGTGACAATGACGGATGGACAATTGATTGTGCAAAATATTCCAAGTTAGGAAAGTTGCGGCGATCGATTACAACCCTAAACCCAGTCGGTTGAAGGTATGCTGTATTATCTGTCAGAGACGACTCTGGGAATGTATCAAATGTTACTGTAGCCATATGCAATCCATGTAGTTATACCAATATTTATATACAATAAAAAAGGGTCCCGAAGGACCCTTGAAAGGCTTTTTGCAAGCTCTTTTTAACAGAATTAGGCGAGGATGTTGTCCACGCGGAAGATTCTGTAGTACTGGTTGGTCTTGGCAGCAGCCAAACCGTCTTGAGGACCAGCGGTACCAGCGAATGGGTTCGCAATCATACCATAACGGGTCTTAAAGCCGATTTTTGGCTGGAAGTCATTCTCGCCAACAGCACGAACCATTGTTAGTGGAACGTATGGGCAATAGAATAGACCGGCGTCGTACGAGTTCGAGCCCTTGAAGCCAACGGTAGCATAGTCACCGGTAGCATATGGGTCGATGTAGACACGCATACGACCATTGAGGACACCAGCAAACGTGTTGCCTGTATCGTCAACTTGTAGGTTGGTCGATAGAGCAGGAGCATAGTCAAGAACGCCAGCAGCGGCTAGAGCTGTAGCAACGTCAGACGAGCAGATCATGACGTTACCTTTGCCACGACGGGTGTCTTTGGCAATTTGGTTAGCTTCACGATCCAACTGAACCAATAGGCCCTTGAACTTCTCAACAGACCAACGGCCATCAGCATCGGTGCTTAGGTCGAAGATACCATTGATAGCTGTGTTGCCTGTCGAGGCACCAGTCTTGGCTTGTTGGTTAATTGTACGAACAACTTCGCGGTTGATCTCGGCCAAGATTTCTGTCGATAGGATGTTCGACAATTCTGTCTCAGCATCCAAGCCATGAATGGCTTTCAAATCTTGAGCGAGTTCTAGCGAGTATTCAGCTTTTAGAGCACGGCTCTTAGCTGTAACAGTAGCCTTCTCGATTGTGAAGCCCATGTTACGGAAAGCACCCGAAAGCTCAGCATTTTGCGTGGTCATGCCACCAGCAAATGTAGGACCTGTACGATCGTTGTCGATCGAGCTGTCGCTGTTCGAATCGGTTAGACCGACTAGACCCGATGGATCGGCGCCTTGCGAACCAGCCGAATCACCAGCTTTGGTCGTATCAGCTTCATTGAAGAGAGCTTCTGTCGAGCTGGTCTTGCCATCGCCGTAACGAGCCTTCATGGCAAAGATCAAGCCGGTAGGACCTGTCATTGGCTGAACGCCGCAGACGTCATAAGCCATCATGTTAGGAGCAGCACGACGAACAAGCGAGATCAAAACTGGATCCCAGTTGCTGACAGAGCTGTTGCCAACAGAAGTGGCAGGGGCTTCCGAAAGGAAGCTCATCTGAGCGCGCTCTTCTTGTAGAGCTTTCTCAGTGTTTTCTAGTAGAACGGCAGTAACCGATTTACGATGCTGGTCGCTAATCTTGCCAGCGGTTTCTTCATTGAGAACTGGAGCCCACTTCTCAACTAGTTGGTCATAAGTTTGCATCTTGTGACTCCTTATTTGGATGTTTTACGAATTGCAGATAGGTAACGAGACATGGCGTCTGTAGCAGGAGCTTCAGCGGCGTCGCCTTCTTCAGCACCAGTTACTTCTTCCGAAACTGTCTCAGATTTCTTCGTGAAGTACGACTCTTTGATGGTCTTTACTTTAGCAGCAAAGGTTTCGTCATCTTCAAAATCGATATCTTCAGCGAGAGATTTTAGCTTCTCGACTTGCGTCTCAGCTAGATCACGAGAGTGTTCACGAATGATCGACTCACGCTTGTATGTCTCTAGTTGTTCGGCAAGTTCTAGGCTCTTAGCCATGGCTGTATTGAATTGCTCTTCGAGCTCTTCATTTGCTTGGCTGAGTTCGTCAACTAGGTCAACCTTGGACTCAGGTACTTCGATGTACGACTCGGTGAACAAGTCTTTCAACTTGGTCATGAACGTTTCGGCAATCTCTGTACGTAGACCAGTTTGGATAGCGAGTTTGTTCTCTTCCATCCATTGCTCGACCACATAGTTGAGGTAGCTGTCAACCTTCTCAACGAGATCTTCTTTAGTCGTCTTGATTTCGCTTTGTAGCTCTTCAGCATACTGCTCTTCTAGACGATCAATCTCTTGAGTTAGTTTGGCTTTGACCGCAGCTTCAAAAATAACGGCTGTTTTGGCTTTGAACTCTTCGGAAAGAGTAGCCTCAGATTCAACCAACGCGCTTAGGTCCTCAGAGAAGTCGAGTTTAATATCAACAGTTTTCTCAACGATTTGCTCGTCGTCTTCTGTGATCTCAACGTCTTCACCCATAAATTTAGATAGGGCGGCAGCAAGGTCTTCCTTTTTCATACCGGCCATCTTGGTGTAAGCGGCGTTAATCATACCAGCCTTAGTCTTTGGCATTGGTTCGCTGTTCTTCTTGTCGCCCTTGCGAGCTTTGGCAGAAGGACCAGCTTTTTCTGCGCTAGAAACAGAATCTACAGATTGTTTCTCGGCATTCTTTGGATCGTGAGCTTCCACAACTTCGTTGTCGTCATTGAGCTCAACATCCTGATCTAATGCTTTTTCAGACATGATGACTCCTTATTGTTTAGATTTTAGCAACGAGAGGAAATTCTTAAACTCACGAACCTGAACCTCATAGAGGTCCTTCCGTGGAGCCTTTTTAATTTCAGTCTCCATTTGTTCAATTTCTCGAGCTTCGATGATGCCATTATTCCAGACCCACTCAACACCTTCCATAATTCCATTAACAAAGGCTGTTGGTGCAGATGGATCTTGTACGATATCAACCGTATTAAGAATAAAGTCGTCTTTGACGTACATTGCATCACCCCGGCGATCGAGGCTACCCATACCACGAGTTGACACGCCTAGCTGGACACCACCATCAAGCAGACCTTTTACAATCTGTCCATTCGGTGTATCCAGGATACGTGCTTTACCTACAATATCGTTTCCCTTCCAATCAAGAGCTTCGATCTTGTGAGATACTTTATCAAGGTTAACAGTTGGACCATCGGGATGGTTTAGTTCACCAACTGCTCTACCCTTTTTAACCTGTTCGGTAACATACTTGTCCACAGCACGCTCCATCACCATCTTGGGATAGATGCGTCCGTTGCGGTTCTTTTGTTCCGCCTGAGCAAAGATGCCTTCAATGAAATAGTTCTTCCCACCGTCCTCTTTGGCTTCGGTGATCAGCTCAATTCCTTGATCGACATATTCAGCAATTAGCTTCATGTTGTTACCTTTAAATAAAATGCCATTTTTTTGGCCTAATTATTATTTATAATAATATTAGTTTTGACTTATCTTTTATTATTCTTCGTCATCATCAGAGGCTTCATCTTCATCCTCTTCCGATACTTCATCTTCTTCAGACTCATCTGCAGTCTCCATATCTTCGTCACTCATTTCAATGTCGTCCTCTTCGGACTCCTCTTCTGGCGTGACACCGTTATAAATTTGGTCTGCCAATCTAGCCTTCTCCGCATCAAGTGCGCCAGACAATTTGTCTTGCAGCAACTCTGTAAACATAGGACCAGCTTTAGCAAAGTCTTGCTTCATAATGTTATCGATTAGATCTTCAGTGCTCATTGTATATCTCCATTACTTTTGTACACCTTCGGTGGGGGAACGTGTTGGGACTCGGCCTTGTGGTGGTTGTTCCTGGGGTGGCGGTTGATCACTATCAGTTTCCTGATCAGGTTGTCCGCCTGGTTGTTGATCCATTTCATCCTCTTTTGGGCCTTCTTCCTCAATCTCAGCCTGCATCTCTTCAACTTCTTTGTCATCCAAATGCAAGATGTTTTTGTAGACCCATGCCTTAGACAATAGGTCACCAATATATTGTTGAGCCTGGTCTAGTGTTTGTAGACGCTCACGTAGAATCTCTGTCTCTTTTAGTTCTGTAAAGTGATTATCCTGAATGTAATCAACGTTGATATCACTCTTCCAAACATCCCAATCCTCCTCGGTAATAATACCTTTGAGCATCAACTGCTTCTTGACAATATCGAGGAACAATTTAGAGAACCGACGACGAAGTCTATCAACAAACCGTTGGAACTTAACTTCGTCTCTGCTAATTTCTGTAGAACGACCAAGAGAAAACTGCGCTTCCTGTTCTAGTCGATTGACAGGAACATTGAGCGCTCTGTATAGTTTCTTTTGGAAATAAACAATGTCATCAATCTGACCTAAGTTTTCACCACCAGGCAGAGTTGAGATCTCTGTACCTCTACCACCTTCACGACGTGGGAGCCAGAAATCTTCAAGCATCGACATGTGCTTACGATCATCTTTCATTTCCCCTGTAGACGCATCATAGACAAGTTTATTACGATACTTTGTCATGATGTTCTTCATATACTCTTCGGCCTTACCCTTTGGTAGGTTACCGACGTCAATATAGAAGATACGTCTTTCCGGTGCTCTCGACAATCTATAGATCACAAGAGAGTCTTCTAGCATACGAAGCTGATTAATAGGCTTCAATGCTTTGTGCAGGTAAGAAACTACTTTCTTACGACTTTCATCCAACAAACCAGATGTAACATAACTAACTGAATCAAGAGACATCTTGACACCAGAATTAGCCTGGCCAGGTTTATCCTGATAAATGAAGAACTCCTCTACGTTTTCCACAATTGTGGCATTAGTAATAGGATCTTTCTTTTTCTTGATCTGCTTGACCTTACG